CTAAGCCGCCTCAGAAGAAATGCTTATCGTCAAACCACCACCTTTAGATAACTTTTTGTCTATCTGCTTAATATTCCATTTGCGATCGCTGATTTCACTTCTCCAACCTTTCGGTTCAATGTGACCTTCCGCAAATGCTTTGATGAATTTATGAGTCGCTTCAGTGGTTAGGCTAAACGTGTCACTGCTTTTAGTTAGCGATGCCGCTTTCGCTTTTGCCGCGGCTATAGCCTCAGATCGTGTTGGATACGGATAAGAAATTTCAAAAGCAGGCTCACCGCTACCAGCTCGCTCCACACCATTCTCACCCGTTTCTGCATTTTGCCATTTAGCAATAACGCTGGATGCTTCCGTTCTTGTGCTCGAACTGTAACTGTAATCACTGCAGCTTGACTTGGAGATGGGATGCGATGGCAAAGTTTTTGTACCAGATGCGTTCTTACCTTCACCCATTTTCAAGAACAACCAGTTCTCGTTGGCCACTTTGCTGATCGCACCATATTGCCTTGCCAAACGGTTAACAAGAGCCATATCAGACTCAGCTGTTTGATCTTCATGCTCGAGTAGAATAGCACCTAACTCTTCGTTCACTATCGGGGCCAGTTCATTTCGCTTGGCCACCGTATTTAATAAGTCTTTAATGGTGATATTTTCCCAACTTTGAGTACGTTGGGTTTGAATGTTGGTGGGTAAGTCTTTACCCCCCATAGGAATAGAGGTGGCTTTGATTGTGACCACTTCAGGAAATCCACTGTCTGAAATGGAACTGACATAGAATACGCCTTGCTTATAAAGTTTGTGGTTAAAACCTAATGCGATCTGAAGCACAGCGTTCTTCTTCGGGAGTTTTCCAATTCGGCTTCCATCAAGCGAAATTGTAAGCGTATCGGCTTTATCCCCACTCACGTCGGAGATCAAAATCTCTTTGAAAGATTTAGTGATAGCAGTCGTAATATCACTGCCATTGGCGAGGATTTGAAATTGAGGTGTATAAGTTAGCTCCACAACACATCCTCTTCTTCTTCGGCTGGCGGTGTGTAATCAGGCAGAGCTATCTCAACCCCTGCTTGGTATTTAGTACCTAGTTCAGATAGGTGTGGATTGGCTTCCAATACCGTAATGATCGCAGCCTCGGTTCCATACTCGGCATAACAAATACTGTCTAACACATCACCTGCACTAGTTCTGTAAAGTTTTGCCATAGTATTTAAGCTCCAAATTAAAAGTTTGCTTGGTTGGAATGCCCGCCACCATGTGGCGAGCTTCAGTTTCTGTAAAGCTCGTCATCGCCCAGTAACCAAGAACATCACCGACACCAGAGATAATAAGAATAGGCTCAGCATCGTTACCGAGACTCTCCAAAACCTTTAGCTGATCAACGCCTACGTTATTGAACTCAGGATAAACGGTACCAGGTAATGTCATGATTGGGTTTTCTGGTCCATTGAATTGCAATGAATCATACTGACCAAAGCGCTTGCTAGAGGACCAGACCCAACCAAAGGTCTTTGTTAAGGATTGATAAGTCGCAGTGTGAATTGAGAACTTAAAGCCTCGCTTTGAATTCTGTAGCTTCATCATTACATGTTCAGCCATTAATCCCCCATTGCGATGTCAAACATCGCGTCTTGCTCTCCACCCAATCGGTTAGCCACTTCTTTACCAATATCTTCGGAGGATTGACCGGGAGCTGCATGTATTTCGATCTTATCTACTTTCTGGTGAACAGTATTACCACCAGCTGCAGCATACGTACTTTGATTTGCGGCCTGTGCTCGAGCTCCATAACCATAAGAACTTGGTGAGCTTTGAGTATGGCCACCGTAGTAACCATTGGTGCGAGTAGGTCTAACTGCTTCACTATCATCATTGGCTTTTAGAGTCGTATCCTTTTCAGTCTCATCAAAACCCAGAAAACCAGTTACTGATTTGAGCAACTCCTTAGCCTTATCACCAAGTGCTAAAAGCCCTTCCCACTTAGCCTCAAACCAACCAAAGAACGGTTCAAACCACTCTTTAACCGCATCCCAGTTTTGACAAAGAGCAACACCCGCGGCAGTCAATAACCCCACTGCAGCCGCAACCGAGCCAATAGGGTTTGCCATCATGACAGCATTGATACCTATCATGGCAGTCTTGACTGCGCCAAGTGTGGTGATCATTGTTCCGACACCAGACACAATGCCAGCAAGCCCAATAACCATTTTTCCAGCCATTAAACCAGCGACACCTGCAGCAACGGTTTCCCAACCACCAAATACTTGGACAACGTCATTAACCGCACTGCCGAGCGTGAATACTCCTCGTGCGAACGCTAATGAACCTTCTACAGCGCTGCTTAGAAAGTCGATAATCTCTGCTCTGTTCTCTCGAACAAAAGAGCTAACAGTTATCGATAGGTCCTCAAAGACAGGAGCAACTTCACCACCGACAACACCAGCAACATCTTGCCATGCTGTATACATGGATTTTGTTACTGAGTTTAAAGCGGTATTATACTTTAACGCTCCATCTGCACCTTCTTGCGTCAGATTGTTTATGGCTTTCTGAGCATCAAGGAGCTCATTGAGACTTTTGCCCGAGTTCTTGATGTAAGTGACAACCTTGTTACCCTCACCACCAAACAACATATCCGCTAAAGATGCAGCTTGTTGAGCATCACCCACTTTTTCAAGGCGACGCATCACAAACTCAAACTGTTCGGCTGCTGATAGACCATCCATCATGGCTGCATCAATACCAAGAGATCCAAACACATCTGAAACCGAGGATTGCTCACCAAGTACTTTAAACTCACCAAATTTATTAGTCAGCTCTTCAACAAGATCACCCGTGTTCTCCGCATTAAGCCCTGCCTGAGTAGCAATTCCACCCCAAGCATTAAACTGCTCAATGCTCATACCATAAGCTTTAGCAAATCCTGCCTGCTCTGCTGTGGCTGCGTTCGTTGCGCTGGTTAAGGCGATCACAGAACCAGTAACACCAACTAAGCCTGCTGTTGTCGCCGCAGCATAAGTGGCGGTTGACTTCAAACTGCCGTTTAAGTCGCTGGCGGCTTGAAACCCTTCGGCACTTCGACTGGCTTGATCTATTTCATCACCAAGTTTGTCGTATTGTTTCGTTAAAAGAGAAACATCGGCACCGGCTAACTTAGCTTTCTTGATTTGTTTAGTGAGATTCTTCTGCTCACGCTCAAGCGTTTTCACTTCTTTGGTGGCACTACCGAGGTGTTTATCCACCTCACTAGCCATGTTTTTAAATGATGGGTCCACGGCCCCACCGAGCGTGACCACCGATTTTAGATGTTGGGCTGCGCTCATTTAGTCGCCTTCTTTGGCATTTGTTCTACAAAAAAGAAAAAGCGCTCTATATCGAGCGCTTCTATCTCTGAAGGTTGCCAGCCAGTGTGAGTGGCCAACTTAAAAATTAAGCAGTCTCTGTCTCTTGCGTTGAGCTCTTTGAGGGAACGACGCACTCGAGATAAAACTTGCGTAACTTTCCCCAGTCTTGCATATCCAACTTACCAATAGCTTCAACAGAAAGATCACACAGACGAGCATAAAGCTCTGCATCTTTCTCCACTTCATCAAACGTCTTACCTGAACGCTTTGCTGCTGCCGATTGATGATCCAACCAAATATGGTCACGCACATTAGGACGTCGAATTTCCACTTCGCTGATAGTTTGGTCGTCGTGCTTAATTGGGTAATCGAGTTTGATAATTTCCATGATGATATTCGCCACATAAAAAAGCCCTCCCCCTTTACGTTTTCTGGTAATAAAAGGCAGGGCTAATATTGAAAGAAAAGAGATTATTTACCGAGAGAAGCTCGCGCATCTGCAAGCTGGTCTACACCGTTGACAATACGAACCATGTTGATCGGGTCGATTTCCCAAACAACAAAACCTGTTTGCTCGATATGGTACTTATAATACATTGGGCTAAGCGTCACCGTTGTTGGTGAGACGCTACCTGCTGTTTTGGTTCCCATATCAATAGAAACCACCTTACAGCGCAGTTCTTCAATAACCGTGTGCTTTTCACCAGTAATATCATTTTCCAAGTGAGAACGAATGAAAATCGGCACTTGTTTCCCATTCTGCTTGATACCAAACAGACCTAAGATGTCTGGATCTTCACCTATGGTAAAACTCGCTTCGAGCTTTTCCATGCCCATGTCCATAGAAATGGCCATATCCATGCCACCAGCCCGAAAATCTTCCGTAATCACAGTTGGTACTGGTGGCGTGTATTCAAGTAGACTTGAGACTTTCTCTCGACCATCAGCATATAAGCCTTGATATTTACGAGCAAAATTAGACATTCGCAATCACCTCTTCTAAATAGCCATTGTTGAGGCGAGAGCGGAAGATCAAATGCTCTGCCGGATAGTAAACACCAAAATCAAAATCAAAATAATAGATACCCTGAGCCATAAGGTCAGGTGTGTTGAGTTCTTTATCGAGCCATGCGCTGCCGCCTGGGATAACACCTTCATTTTTCAGCTGACGAAGGTAAGCATTGATGCCACCGAGCACATCTTGCATGTATTGAGTGGTACCAGGCTCATCGACTGCCCACATGTGAGCGCGTTCAATGCTGTCATTAATCATGTCAGCCACTCGACGGGTGGTCTCAAACGTCCACTTCTGATCAATGGCGCAGGTGCGGTTGCCCCAATGACGGAAACCGCCTTCACGAATCGTAGTGCTGACTCGGTTTTCGTTAAGAACGTTGGCCATTGAACTCGCATCATTTAATGAGAACTCAACCTGCTGATTGGTCGCCACAACGTTGTAGATGTCTTTGTTCGACTTAGACACGTGAACACCACGCTCTTCATCAATACGCACACGCAAACCTGCAGCAGATACCGATTTAGGCATCGGCACGTTCGTGTTTAGGTCCGTATCAAACACCACATCCTGTGGCCACATAATTTCCACACGGTCGTTGTATGACTTAACACGCTTCATCGCATCGGTAAACGTGGCTGCAACATCCATATCCAGATAGGCCACACCACGAAGTTTAACCGCTGTACTCTCCAGAGCTTTACCAACTCCATCATCGTGACTGTAACCAGGTGCAATCAGGATACGAGGCGTATAACCTACTTCTGACTTTGAATCTTTAAGCGCATCGATAGCTTTGATGATATTGGACTTTTGAGTCGCTTCATTGGCTGAGGTTTCAGCACGAACCACCACCACCACAGCACCATATTGTTCCATGATTTGCTTGATGTACTTATAACCCTCAGATGTAATACCTAAACCTTCCGCATAACGCTCATTACCAAGCACCAACGTAGGCTTGTTAAGTGGGAATGGTTCGTCCGCACCACTTGCTAAGAACTGCTTATTAATTGCTGATGGAATTTCAGCATCATCTGCGTCTGTTGATGTGGCAATAAGCGCTTTAGCCATTGCCTCTGAAGAAGCTTCATAAGCGGTCACCACATCGGTAACTTTACTAATGGTGTCACCTTGAGCATCTGTGCCAAGCGTGATGGTAATTGCATCACCGACTACCTTAACCGCAATGTTCTGGCTTGCTTCAGTCGTTTCGGAAATCGTAATATTGATTTTATTACCGTCTTGGCCAGCTGTTTTGGCTGTGAAAGTCAAATCATCACCCAAAGCAGAAGAGCCTAGAGTTAATGTTGCTGCAACTGCATCTGCAGTCGTCGCTGATTGCACCGCAATACCAATAACCGCCATTTTGACCGTTGAGATTGAGCGCACACCGTCATTGACTTCAATGACTTCTGCGCCATGGAGAAATCGTGCCATGTTGGTTTCCCATTGGTTAGAAAAAAGAAAGCCCCGCCTGAGCGAGGTTTGTGAATTGAATTTAAAAAGCCTGCTGAATTAGCAGGCTTTAATTAGTTAATGGTGTTGGCCACGGATTTTCGACTTGAATCTTCTCACGTTCTTCAACGGCTAAGTCCATCAATCGAATGTATTCTTCTTGTTCACCCATGTGCTTTTTGATTTCTGCCTCTTCTAAATAAGGCCTGACTCGTTCGGTGTATTCAGTTTGACGCTTATCATCCACGGCTTTGTATTGCTCTTGATAAACATCATTCTCGTTCTTTAGTCGCCAATTTGAACCATCTTTAATAAGCACATCAGAATAACCGCACTCTATTTCCTGCCACAGATCATCATGACGCTCGATATGCTTAACACCAATTGCATCGATGTAAAAGCAAGTATAATCCGCGGCATCGACGAGACCACCATCAAAGACTCGAACTCGCTCTAATGACAACGCATTTATCAAACTGTCAGGCACGGTTAATAAATTAGGCATTGAGCCATAGGCTAAATTGGGAATATCACTACCCGATTGAACTTGTACTGTTACCATGCTCTCACCTCTTGTTTAAATCGAGTGCCAATCCCGCCCCCTTCCCAATCTGGATTATTATCCAATGCTCGGTATTTATGATGAACCTTGTATCTATCAAGCGTTACTAACATGACATCAAAACCCGCCACACTCTCACGGCCTGTAAAGGTCCAATCATCAAAAGCCGTCAGTGAGTGAGCATTAATACCAATAACCAGACCTTCGGATTGAGTAGGTGTTCGCGCCCAGTTAAAAGTGAAAACGCGAGCGGGGTGAGTTGGGTTATTATTTTCACCTGTCATTTGATGCCCCGCATAAAGTTCTTGCTTATTAATCAAGGGAACAAGCGTCCCTGTTTCAATCTTGGCAAGCAAAACATCATCATAGGTACTATCAAAACTAGGGTCTGTTTCTTCCTTAGATGTTGGGTTGTAAGACACATCAGATAAATCTTTAAGCTCTAAGCTACTGGCTTCCGTAAATCTCAAGTGATAAGTTTTAGCCACATCAATTACAAATGACTTTGTTTCAAGGTCAGAGGTATTAATGTCTTTCCAGCCATAAAGACGCAGTACTTGATTATCAGCAACCGTGAGAGTCGTACCAAACAAATTCATACTTATCGTATTACTTTCTGTCATAACTTCAGGATAATGGGGCAGATTTCCCAAAGCTGAGTCATTAGCTGATTTTGTTTTTCCAACTCAGACTTTTGTTTTTCCAGCTCAGATTTTAAATATTTGGTACGATTGGCTAGTTGCCCAGGAGCAATGTTAGGCACACCACCTGGACCTCCAAGAACTGTATCAGTAGTTTCAATTTGGCGAATGCCCTCTTCCCAAATAGCCTCTTCAGGTAAATGATTATCAGCCACTAGGTTTCTCCATATGTGTATTGACCGTCATAACTGATTGTTCCTTCATACAAGAACGCAGCACTTTCATAGTGCAAGCCTTTCAGAATACAATGCAGTGGAGCGGTAGCGATTATTAATCGTTGAACTTGCTGAGCTTGAATTTCGGTTATAGGCCGAGGAAGATAAATTCGATACTCAGCCCAAGCCTCTTCAAATCCGTAGTAATAGTGACCGTTGTATACTGCGGTTCCGTCATAGATTAAGTCACCTGTGCCTTCAACGATGCGAGCGTCAGGATAGCCAGCATTTCTCAATATTCGTTTAATTGATTCTGGCGTACCCTTGTAACAGTGGACTAAATAGGCATCAATGAGCGTTTGACGTTTATTTATCTCACTCCATTTTTCATCCCATTCATCGACCTGAAATACGATGGCTAATACCCAAAGCAATTCCAATGGACACAACAACGGATTCCAAAGATGTCTGATAGGCGAGCTCATGTCTGAGATCATGACCTCCTCTAATGAACGTTCAAAGCTGGTCGCATTAGCAGGAAGAAGACTCATGTTTACTCCTTCCGATTGATCGTAACATTGGTGCAATAAGGTGCGGCACTTTCATCTGTCGTGATATTGGCAAAATCACCTAAATTCACATCAATAACCCCTTCGATATGAAGGGCAGCGTTTAATGCTGATTTGCTGACCAATGATTCAAGGTGATGAACTTTGTCGACATACGCTTGAACATTGATTAGAGCCTGATTAATCACGCCTTCCTCAAGCGAAGACTCTGGTATATCCAAAATAGCCGTTATGGTGTAGCTCTGGATGGTTGCAGCTTCCACTGTATTGTCAGAGCAAAGCTGACGTATGTTTTCTTTGCTTAGATGTGTTCTGACTGCTGTCAGAATTTCTTCAGTTGGCGTACCATCACCATCGTGTGAAAGCACATAAGTAACCGTTGTACCACCTTTGATTCGCTTGCCTTTCGCATCCTTAACTTTTGGATGGGCATCTCGTGCATGTGCCTCATAAGAACTTGGTGTACCAGCATTGGTTAACTTGCTCCATGCAAGCAAACAACGCTGAAAGAGTGATTCGTCAGACTCTTTAATTTCTTCCAGAGGTGGTGAAACCGTATCGTCTGCTTCTTGAATCGTTTCCCTTTTTAAGTTGAAGTTAGCCGCTAATCCGTCTAGATCTTCACCTTTGGCCCATGGCAACATCACAGAACTAGCTGCAGAATTAACGCGCTGGCGTTCATTGACTGAGTTATAAGCATTCACCTCAAGAAGTTTTACTGCTGTATCAGATTCAACATCTGCGCTCCACGTAGGTTCTAATTCTTGGAGTTTGTCTTTGTTGCGTTGTAGCTCTATTTCAAAATCCAATTCCTCTTTAACGAGAGGCGGTGGTAATGATGAATAGTCAGTGATCATTGAATTACTATCCCCTCAAGCTTAATCGGATTTCCATCAGGTAAGTAATTACCCGTTAAATCTATTTCAATGCGAGACTTCCCATCTGGGTAAGTATGGCTAATCTTAACGTTCGTTGGTTCAAGGCGCGTCTCCCAATTAAGGATGGCTTCAACCGTTGCCGCTATCATTTCAGTGCGAGTGTCTTCATTAAACGGCTCATCAATCAAATCAGGTAACCGGCTCCCATAGGTTCGACGCATCACTCGTGAACCAATGCGAGTCGTCAGAATGTCTTCCACACTTTGCCAGAGATGATCGATGCCACTGAGCCTGCGCCCAGTTTTTCTGTCCATGCCTTGCATAATCTTCCTCTGAAGAGCTACTTCATTAAGATAGTAGGTGGCTCAGGACGAGCATTGTGATGATGACCGTTGTAAATGGTACGGATTGCGACCATGGACCCAATTGAATCCGACACCATGTTGCCGATAATATTTCCGGTAGTTGTAATGTTGCCTTCTTGGTCAAAGTCACCAACTTGAATGATGTCTCCATTCACAAACAGATCAGCATTTAAGGTGAACATCACACCATTGAAGGCAGCACTACCTCCACCCAGTGAAATATCCCACTGGCTAGAGGCGCGATTGAAAGCAAAGGTACTTCCATCTTCAAACTTTATTTTATGGATGCTGCTATCGCTGCTAATGGGTGGCTTATTAGTTGTGTTTAAACCGAGCAAAACTACGCCCATTTTAAGTACGCCTGAGGGCGATAATATGGTGCACTGCTCTCCCACTTTGGGTGGATTCCACGTTTGAACAAAGCCTTGCCGCTCTTCAAAGTAGCGAAGCCAAGCGGTTAATACTGGCTTCCCATCAGCGTCTTTATCGTATTCCACTTTGACCCGAGGTGGTGAATCCTGAACTTCAGCCACACGACCTATGCGGATTAAGTTGCTAATGCGCTGCTCCATCCGACTTAGAGTGCGTTGAATTTCAATTAAAGACATCACTCACCCGTTTCGTCATAAATCGTTTCGTAATCAGCCTCATGAGCCGCACCAATCTTTGGTGAATAGCCAACGCTGGCTTTACCACCAGTGTTGAAAGATTGAGCCAGCAAGGTTTGGTTAACACTTCCAATATCAATTTGATGTATCCAGCGAACAGACCACACTTCACACTCTTCAATTTCGGGGTTGAACGCATCTGGCTCTGCACTGATCAACTGCAGTGGTTTAACCTGCAATCCAAAACGTTGGTTTTCGAGTTCAAGGCAAAGACTCATTACCGCTTCTCTGATCATCAACTGCACTTCAGGTGTCCCTTGAGGAAAGACCACCAGCAGCTGACAACTAAGATCCATAGACACTTCACCGATGCCTTTTTGTTGATCAGATTTCTCCCAATTAGTGATACCAAAATAGGCGGAGTTTTCGGTAGGTGGCTTTTTGAGTTCCGGGTAAGAAGCTACGTTTACCAGCCAATCAAGATACTCGTTGTTGGTTAACCAAGACGTTACACTGTCATGGTATTGAGTCAGTGTGATAGACATACAAAACCTATTATTTGCGCATAGCGATTCGACCTTTTAGATCGGTAGTGAAATGCTTTAAAAAAATACTGGTGATCTGTGAGTAAATTTCGTCTTCAATGCTCAATTTCATCGCTTCATCAATGGGAACTCGTACTACACGATATTGACCCCTTTGCTTCCCAAAACGAGTAAACATCAAACGTTGCTTTCCGATTTTTCCTCCAGTAAGTACGAAACCGCGATCAGATTGCTGTCGTGGTAACTCACTAGATTTAGGCGTAAACGTGGCACCTTGAGCGTTTTGGCGTAAAGATCCTTTGAGGGTATGCACTGACATATCATCCAAACCAAACCAGAAGCGCAGGCTTTTCAACTCTCCTCCGCTTTCACTGACCAGATAATCTTTTATCCGCTTACGGATGTACTTTAAATTCTTTGCTTGGATGGTGTCCTTTGCCAATTTACTCGACATCGACTTAACGGTAACTGCTGTTCGCCTTAATGCCCGGTTATAGGCTTTCAACATCTCTTGCGTGGTGGCCGCAAGCTCATTCCGTATGGCTTCTAGCTCCTCAAGTTCGATATCGAATATTTGGTTTCTCGATTTCCATTCCATCTGAATGCCCCAATACAAGCTTGGTTAGCCCTGTACCATCAGGAACTGGCTCCTTCAATACTTGCCATTGCACAGCGCCAATTGTGATTAACTGGTATCGTTCAACTAATACAGCATCTGCGTCACTTAAATAGAGTTCTGGATCCGAGTCCAAAGCATCGCCACCGTTTGGCAATTTACTTGCAGTGCCAGGGTTGTCTATGATCCCGGATACGACGGAGTCACCAGCATTTAAATGTAGCGTCACTGAAACTGAAAACTCCGCCATCAAAGCGGAGTCCATATCGTCAACAGCCTGTTCCCAAATAGACATAAGCCACCTATTTTTTCGCAGGCTTACCGACTTTCGCATCACTGTCAGCAATAACTGCAGCACCTGCCTGTCGAAGGTTCATAGCCGTTTGTTCATCCACTTCAATCACTTCATCTTTAGAACCATGAACGCCTTTTTTAACTACAGTGCCGCGGGTTAGCTTTAACTTAACGTCAGCCATTATTTACTCTCCTGAAAAATTAATATGCCCCATAAACTGAGGCATCAAGGAACTAGGTTGCGCAGCATTACGCTGCAGGCACACCTTTTACGAATGATTGAGGGTTACGAATAGCTACATCGGCCATTTGGTGACAACCAATATCCAAGCCGCCTGTTTTGCTGTTGCGAGTTGGAATGAGTTCAACCATTCCCCAGGTACCAATCATCACATCAGAGAAGTTTCCGAATAAAGAGCCACCAGCTGGCATTTGGGTTGAGCTATGCGCTTTGTAGCCGTTACATTCACCGTTTTCTACAACAAAGCGACCTGAACCAGCATCCTTCTTAGTGGTTTTCAGAGCAGAGAAAACGGTTGGGCGGAATGCATAAGCAAGTGAGCCCATTAGTGCATTGACATCATCAAGCGCACCTTCCATTTTTACCACTTCATCCCAAGTTGGGATCAAGTTAGCTGAATCAGCGATATCGACAGTTTGAACACCAGCCGTGTTCAAAATCCCAAGAGGTTGGTTATTAAGCCCAGTGCCATTTATCCCTGCCAAATCGATTGAAAGGGCCATACCCGCTAACATATCTTCACGTACAATCTGCTCAATTGCGGGCGAGGATTGACGCATAAGCTCAAACGTAAGCGGAACAATACCACCAACGTGTTTACCGCTCAGAGTAACATTCCCCACTGGTACGTCTGACTCTGCAGCATCCTCTTTTTCAGCTAGCCAGCCAAAAGTTGCTGACGCTGTTTTCTTAGGCATCGAAACATTACCGTTTAAGCCAGGAAGGAATCGAGCCCCTAAATGACCAAGTAACGTATTAGCTCGCAGCACATCAATGAATTGATTAGCCATGTGCTGAGTTCCAATTAGGCCTGCACCCGTAGTGGTGTCAGCACGTTGACCAGTAAAGATACTTACCGGAACAATTAAGCCACCACCCACGACTGAACCACCGTCACTTCGCAGTTGTTGAGACATTTCACGCTCAAAACCTGCGTCAGTCCAATCACCAGACATTTGAGCATTTAGTGCTCGAACAAGAGAATATTCACGGTTTTCACGCTGCATCATATCTTCACTCATGCGAGCCGCTGCAGGTGCTGGTTGATTAGCTGCCTCTTCAAAAGCAGCAGCACGGAACTGTTCAATCGTCATTCCGTTCTCGATAGCATCATCACGCAGGTTACTTAGCTCCCAAGGAGCCGCTTCGGCAGCACGAGAGATTTCAGCAATACGGCGGCGCTCATCAGAACGTACTTGCTCATTACTAATTACAGGCGCAGCTGGTGCAGGCTGGGGAGTTTCAATCTCGTTACCGCGTTGCTGTTCCACTTGGTTGATTACTGGATCTGGCATTCCTGCCTCCTTGTTTGTTGATATTTCGTCACTGCGACCAACGCCTACACTGGAATCGGCAGGAACAGCAACTATGGAAATTTCAGTAGGTTCCCAATCAGTCACCCGAATAATGTCAGGCTGACCGTTCTCACCTTCTCGCCGTTCGTAGGCGTAAATCTTGTAGTTAACGCTTATCTTCTGGCGGATTTTGTCCACCACATCGTTGAAAATTTCGGTAGCTCGCTCACCGCGACCAAAGCGGAGAGTTGCACGACCTACTCGATCACTATCAATGGATGCAACTTCGACAACACCAACCTGATCACTTCGGTTGTGGTCCATCAGAACGGCGCCACCATCATTGATTCGTTCCAGTCGAACAGCTCCGGGAGAGTGATCTAGAACTTCGATACCAAACCACCGAGTCACTTCAATTTCAGAAGAAAACGACACCTCAACCGTTCTGCTTTCTTCATCGATACTTCGGCTTGCATCGATAATCATTGAGCGTTCAAACGAATCACCGATGTTGATTTCACTTGGTTGTGGCATTGGCTTTAACCTCTTCGTCATCTTCTTCCGGTGCGATCGCGGAAAATACTTGTGTGGGAGTAATGCCGAGCTTCGCCATCATGGCGTTCTCTTCAGCTATCTCATTGAATACATCTTCAGGATCATCCCCTCTCTCTCGAATAATCTGAGAAAGTGAGATTGCCTTTATTTCGTAGAGAATCTTCTTACTGTTGGCCTCTTTCTGAGGGTCTACCCAATCCCAGCGACGGCCGACAAACTGAGCTTGTTTGTATGTCGCTGCAGAATATGGCATCGCGCCAAATGAGCCTTGAAAGTAATTGAGCTCTATAAAGGCATTGAATAACGGCTTAACGAATACTTGAACCATCCAAGTTTGAAGGCTCTTGTAATACTCGCGAGTATCTAAGGAACCGACACGTGCGCTAGAGTAATTCACACCAGACAAATCATTGCCTACGGTGTGATAATCGACACCCCAACCAGAAGAAATCCCTTTTAGTATTCGTTCAACGAAGGGCGCGTAATCACCTGATGGATATGTTGGATCAAACGTTTCAAAGGTTAGGTTACCGATATTTTCAAAAGTGCCAGCTTCCGCATTAAGCATCATGTCGCCAGATTCTTCGTCACCGGTGTATTCGTCATTCCCTTCCGAGCGGAAGAAACCCATTTTGGCCGCACCAATACGAAACGCCGTGAGTGCTGCTTTTTCGGCTTCTCCGAGTTGAAACAAACGTCCTAGTGAAGGCGCAACCCAAGGAATACCGCGCTTTTGACCAACAAAGAGTTTTCGAAACACATGCTGCATATTGGTGGCAGGTATACGTGTCCGTTTTCCTGAGTAGTTTGTGACGTCACCTACACCTGGATGTTGTTTTTCGTAGGTATCATTAACGTGGAAAGCGAGTGGTTTGAAGTGCGTATCGTACTCAATACCCATAATGATATTATTTCCAGCGTCGCTTTTACCGTTGTAGTTCACATCAATGCGGCAAGGGTCAATGAGCTCTGGCCAAAGACCTCCAGATTTTTCAACACGTAAGAAAATGAACGCCTCACCATCGGTTACTTGAGCGGCAACGATTTGCTTTTCTAACTCAATAAGATCGACGCTATCTTCAAATTCAGACCATAACTCTTCAACACGCTGGCGAGCCTTTAAATTTGGCTTGCCTTGCTTTGTTTTGGCTTTCGAGCGTAGTTTAAAACCACTGGCGCCAACTAAGTTGTCCTGAAGTACTTGGATAAGACGGATAACATAGTCGTTATTTCTAGCTTGTTGTCTTGCCCGAGAGCGAAGCATTTCTAGTTGGTGGTAAATAACCTGGTCGACTGTGTATGGATTCGAGTCCCAAGACAGAGTCATTCGGTCTGGGTTACCTGCGTCGTACATACGGCGCATTTCATTTACCACCATGCGCTGAATCGGAGATTTCTTCATGGTGACGTTATCCTATACATCTGATCGTTCGAGTTTTTAAACCGGCTTCTTTACGCTCCAAGCTTTTCAGTTCCGAGTAATACGTTCTGCGCATTGCTTCTAGTTCCGAAGGCGACATGTTGGTCGCACTACGGCCGTTAAAGCTCATTGATAATTTACCCGTGGACAAAATGCCCATCTGGGCGTTTTGAATAGCTTCAATTGCACCAGTAAGCCACGCTTTACGAGCAGCTTCGCTTTCCGTTAATGCCATTTAGAAACCTTTCATTTTGAATCGACGTTTTGGCTTCGCTTTTGGTTTATCTTCTGCGACTTCCACGACTTCGAGATGTGATGCGAGTGCATCGTAATTTGGATTGAGAATTTCACGTGCAGCTAGGTTATATACCTCAAGGTCAAAAGCCTCGTTGCGCTTACGAACCTTAACCCACTCCAGAATTGAATGCCCTTTGTGATAGCGAGTACGCCGTTCTTCAGCTGTCAGCTGCCTAAAGAACTCTTCATCAAATTTGGTATCAATTGGGTAATGATAATAACCAAAGCCACGCTCAAGGATTTGTAGCCGAGCCATCACCAATTCTTTACAGGTATCGGTCCCGACAGCGAATAATTTGATTTTTGCTTTGTTAGCCGTCGATGGCCTTGAAACTATTGGACGACCTACGCCACCCACTCCCTTAATCGCAAAGATTCGGCGACTTTCACGAGTCTTAACGAACTTATAGACCTCTTGCGTAAAGTGACCACCGGAGTCAATACAGGTGCAAGCGATGTGCAGCTTATTACCAGTTTCATGTTGATAAGTTTGCTGTAAAAAGTCATCCAGCTCTCCCCAAATGCCAGGCTTAGCCAAGTCGCCGTACAAGATCTTAAAATCAATGGCCCAAGACTCATCACCTTTACCCCATGCTTTAACCAAGCATTCAAGACGATCATCCTGAACATCGACCGAACAGGTCAGAACAACCCCGCTTGTAGGCACGTCCGAAACATAGCTTTCTCTGCGTCGATAAAGCTCATCAGAGTCTAGCTTTTCGCCTTCCTCTTCCCATGTTTCACCTAGTATGGTGTTCACAAACGTTTTGAGCTTACCAACATCATCTTTGGCCTTTAGCCAGTCTTGAACCAATCGGCGCCAGTCAGTAAATGGCGAATATGCAGACCAAATGTGAAAACTGACGAACTCAGGTGCATCAGCGTATTTTTCATCTATAGTGGTCCAACTCATCCCATCTTTGGTTGCTAAGTTTGCAACTCGATCACGCCAAACTCCGTTGTATTGTTGTGGCATCCATTCCGCATAGGTGCCCAAAACACCACAGTGAACACATAGATAAGCGACACTGGAAGGGTCAGACGTTTTAAACTTCATTCCGAAGTCAGCATCAGGACCGCCCCACTGCAAATACTGATATTCACAGCAGTGAGGGCATGGGATTTCGTAGCGCAGCATGATCCCGCTTTCTTTACAGGCTCGCTCTATCTGGCATTCATGCTTGTTCTTGGGTGTGGAGCCTCGAATGGATTTGCCAAAAACGGAACCTTCTAGGCGTCGATCCCCCAGAAATGTGGGCGCCCCTTCTTTTTCTACATCAGGAGGGAAAGCAGCGAGCTCATCGTAAACCACAGTATCAACCGACTTTTCACGATAGTTCTTTGCTGCCGTACCACCTAAGCACCACAGCTGTCGCTTGTTCGAAAACTTCTTGGTATCGAGCGTATTATCTCTGTGCTTTTTCCCGTACCAGGGTGCTAATGCTTTGACCACTGGGACATCACGAATCATCGATTCAATATGCGCTTTCATAAATGATGAAGCTGCAGTATCCGTTGGCTGAAACAGTAACTGATTTCGCTTTTTGTGCTCCAACATATAGGCCAGAGCTGCTTTCAACATTTGCGAGTAACCAACTCGAGCAGACTTCATCAGGTTCACTACCCGGATTTCGTCATTGCCCATACTGTTTAGTATCGCAATCTGAAAGTGCAGCGTTTCCCAACGGCCTTCCAAATAGGATGACTCTGCAGATAGAAAGAAATTCTCATCAGCCCACTCAACTGCTGTCATGGGCATAGGCCGCCAGAAGGTAGAAAGCCCCTTTTTAACAGCGGCCTGAAAGTTACTCAGTTGTTTCTCGGATATAGTCATCGAGTACCTCTGGCAAAGATTGCTCTAGCCGACTTAACGCGTTCAATGCTTTAGCCAGCTCGCGCTTGATGTTCTCGGTTTGAATCGTTGTAAGTTCTGGGTGCTTTCGGATGATGTTCAATGGCAAGCTATCGATAACACCGGATGCTTCCGCCGCGACTTTCGCCAATGCATAAGTTGCGAAATCTGCGGGTACCACTTCCTGTGTGGTGATCTGGTTTTTTAGCTCCTGGCTATCCGCTTGAGCTTTCGTTAAACGATAGCGTTCATATTCAAGGCTTCCTTCCTCAAAGTCTTCAGAATCCGTGACTGTTTTATTACTGTTCGATAAGTGCCGAAGGTAATGAATATAAGCTTTTCGACAAGATTCGAGATTAAGTCCACCGGGTCCTTTTGCTGCTGGTAAGACACCATCTTTTATTAGATTACGTACCTGACGATCGGAGATATCTAGGTGCTCACCAACTTCTTTTTGCGTGGCCATAAATACCTATCTAAAAGCGGAAACGGAAACGGGTTCTGAGTGGGCTCGTAAATAGCGAAATCTCGCGAGTCTGATACCCACAGGGTTAAAAGTTCAGGAAGGACCCGCTCGAGTGTCAGTGCTCTTCACTTTGTCATAGCTGCGCATGGCTGCCACACCTAGCATCGACATTAGCAAACCAACCACATCTCCAACACCTAAGTCAGGGAACGTGGGTATAACCAAGTCTTGCGCGCCATCCCAACCATCGAGAATAGTGATCGCCTGATAGGTCCAGATGTAGGTTTGAACAACAGCTTTGGGGATGTACATCAACGCCAAGCTAATCGCACCGACCCAACCTATCGCTGGTCGCCATGACGCTTGAAACCAGTTCTTGGACTTAGCATCCTGCAGGTTGATGTCCGCCTGCTTCAGCATCAATTGAACGTGTGCATTAAGTTTTTCTAAATCACCATTTTGATAGAGTTCAGCCAACTTACGCTGCTCTTCTGCTTGCTTCACTGGGTCTGGCCATATCTTATTGATAACCGAATTGCCAAGCGCAAACGCCGCACTTAGAGGATCAAATGCCATATCTATCTCCGTCCATTGTGTTCTAGTGAGAAATGGTTAGCGTCATCGTATCGGCCACCCCACGCACCACCAAGCGATTCCCAGTATTCACCCAACGCAATATAGGCTGGGTGATCACCAGCAACAATGTACTCACCACGAACAAACAGATTGAAGTCGATAGCTAAGCGCTGCTTGTGATTACTGTTTGATGAACTGTATGATTTCTTCTCACCTAACTGGCCATGCACCCTAGGGTCTCGATAAGCGTCACCAAGCGTAAGCTCATAGCCCTGCTCGTAAGCAAAGATAATTAAGTCAGCAACCATACGTGTAAAAGCACGTTGTTTATCACCAAGAGTCATTAGCCAATCACCTTCTCGTATTTCTTCTCTAAGATTGATAGCGCCCTACTACCCATGAATCCTGATATACCTGCCATAAAACCAGCAAGAGGGGTTGGCGCCTCGATATACCAACAAAGCAAACTCGTTAGCATTCCAGCAAAACCAGAAATGGACACCTGCATGATCAACTCACGCCAGATAAAAGGTTTGTTCTCCTTTCGAATGTGCTGAAGGTGTGCAACGACACCACCCCATATAGCAGCCACGCCGATAAGCATGTAGCCGATAAGGGTGTAGTTTTGTGGATCTTTTTCAGGCATGCGCATACCCACCCCCTTAGGAGTGTCCCTGTTTGGTGTGAGATAGAAGAATTTGAGGCATAAAAAAACCGCCAGATTTGGCGGTTTCTATAAATACTGTGTAGTTATCCATAATGGATATATATACACTAATTTGCCCCATTTTAATTTTCAAGTTCTTTTTTGAACAAATTGCGAGCTGCTTGGTCATACCTCACCAACAAGGTACGAATAGCCTCAACATGTTTTGCCCATTCAGACCAATGGTTTTGATAGTAACGCGCGCGCTTCTTTTTAAATCCATCGCTCTGCTCACCTTTCACCTGGCAATCAACTTCCACAAGTACATGAATCAAATAGGCGCGGGTAACGGTTGGCATGTACTTAATCGAACCTTCAGCTAATGACGTTTGAGCTCCACCAGCCTGTTCGAGAGCCAAACCACCAGCAATAACAGGAATAAGTGCTTTCACTTTATCGTGGGTGCGTTGCTGAATGAGTGTCCCCTGCTCAGATGCACACACAACCCAATCATTCATAACGCTTTCAAACAACCTGGCTTTGTTGTCGTGAGAGTTCCAAAGGGGTGAAGCATAGGCAAACATGCTCCAGTCAGCTAAGTGGGGAGCAATACTCGCCATACGTTCGACAGCAGCCAATACCTTAGCACCATCCAGCTTGGCGCCGATTTCGTAGTCTGCAGCACCAAACCCACCGCCACCAGCACCTTCATTATACTTAGCTCGGATACCTTCTGTTGCCATACCAATGGCCGCTGGCATTTCCCAACGCTCAATGCGTGTTACTAATCCCATATGTTTCCCTAAGCTATAACTAACACGCACCAATTGTAACTGGTTATATATACAGTTTCACTAGTTGCGAACTAACTACTCTTGGCGCTTATAAAGTGTTAACTCAAGCAAGCTCTCAACGAACAGAACTTGAGTTTTTATCTTTATTAACTATCCATTATTAGGATAAACAGCGGCTAGGTAACAACTTATGAATAAAAAAATAACCCTATCAGTATTAGTATTAAGCCTTACAGCTTGCGGTACAACCAGTCCCCCAGTACTTGAAGAAGACGCTTGGAAACAAGTCAATAATATAAGGGAAGATGGCCAATACGACACTGATAAGATAACAAGTAGATTTAATGGAAAAAGGTGTATTACAACCTCTTATAGAGATGAAAAGCTGTTGCTAGCCCACACTAGTTTCAAAAATGCCAAGGTCGCTTTAGAGGGGGCTAGCTTGGCATTGGATTACGCAGCCATGGAAATAAAGCTCGCATCCGAGAATAAGTTGAAACTAGATCAGTCCTTCAATGAAGTAGCTAAAGTTGAAAATTCCAAAGAACGAGATACAAAGTTAAACCAAATAAAGGCGAAATTAGCTAGTGCAAGTCGAGAATTAAAATCCGCAGAAAAGAAACACACTGAAGCCAAAAAGAAGTTTTTAGAAGCTCAAAAAAGTTTAGATGATGCTAAAGTCTCATATGAACAAGTAGATTCAATTAAGTCGAGTATCCAAGAACTCGAACATAACGACCTATGTAAAGCATATTCTTTTGCTGATTTTTATAGAGAAAAATATGTTGAACTGTCTTCAGACGCATATCGACTTGGTACAGGTTTAGATGCACTGGGTCTGCTAGCAAGCTTGACTGGTGTAACCGCCGTTGCTTTTGATTGGCATCAGGATGCACTTATAGGTTCCGCTCTAACTTTGGCTACCGCTATGGGTGCAAAGTCATATACTCAACCGGGCCAACGTTCAAACCTATACTTACAGGGGGCTCAGAGAATGCAGTGTATCGTAAACACTAGCCCTAGAGTGCTCAACAGTAGTGTTGATTACAACCAACTCTTAGGAATTAAAAAAGAGGTTCATGAAAGTATAAGAAAAATCAATCTTGTATCCCTTAGTGATATCGAAAGTGCAAGAAGAACCTCCCCAACCCCGCTATTAACAAAAGAAGAGATAGAACAACACATAGATAAATTCTTGGAGCTAAAGAAAAATTCTTCAGAAATTAGAAAAGAAATAACTAGGAGCATGTCACTTATTGAATCGATGCCCGATCAAATAATTTTGGCTACTAAAGAAGCGGAGATTAAGTTTAATAATAGCTATGTATCTTCGGCACCTGATTTTGATAGGTCATTAAGTATTATTCAGGGTGCAATATCTCAACAGATGCTTAACCAACAACAAATTCAAAGAATGGAAGCCCTCTTCCCAGAAACAGCGCATTTGCCCGATATTCAAACGAGTGGAAACTCAATTCCTAAAGCAGCCGAAGCACTAAGTTATAAAAACCTATCTAAACTAGTTGAGTTGTCCAATAAACTTCTCGATAAGCGAGAAACCTTGTTGAGTGAATTAGTAAACTTTACCGATGTAAATGCAGCACTAAAACTGTGTAACGCTATTTAGCGTTAAATGAAACCATAATAAGAACGAACTGTGAAAGCTCAGTTCGTTCTTGGCTTTGTCCTATGAATGCTGCATTCATTAGTTTCCAATTTTAATGTTCTTCAACACATCCATCGCAGGCATAGTCGGAGAAGAATCCCCGGTAATCAAGCCCGTTTCAGTGCGACTGAACAAAGATTGAATAACAATATCACGCGACTGTTCATCAATAGCGCCATCCTTAATAAGAGCTAGATAGAAGTACGTTAACTGTGCTCTTTCCTCTGAGTCTCGTTTCAAATGGGTTGCACTCATCAACATCCGCGAAACTACTCGAATTAAAAAACCATAAATTGTGATGCCAGATACGAACAACACAATACCTTTCACACTATCGAGCGTCACTCCAGTGTCTTGACCACTGAGGTAGAGAGAATAGAAATGCGCAAATCCAGCGACACCGGTAAGAATTAGAAGTACAAGTACTCCAAACCACAACGAGCTCGAGTCATCATATTTCTTAGCCATATTGCTCCAGTATTCAGCAGGCTTTTCCAGCTTCAAATGCTCTTGGTATGTAGCTTCAAGTTCACCCAGTTTCTTGGTCGATGAAGCTAGCAACTTCTCATGTTCTTGATTGAACACAGCCTTATCAGATGCCCACTCAGTTTTTTTATTTTTTGTAAGACTACCCCATGCTTCATCACAAGTTTGCTCCCATTCTTCCCATGACTTTTGACGGCCTTGCTCCCACAATGCAACTCGCTTATTTAGAGAATTTCGTGATTCTTCTAGCTCATTACCCTTTTCAATTGCAGATGCATAGTGCTGTTCGACAAAATCTCGCTCTGTGATTGTAATCTCACTGATCGCTTTACGTTGATTCAAATAGTCATAAGCATTCATCATACCCATCATTGAGTTATGGCTGTTCGGATTCTGAAATCCACCAGTAGCTAGGGCCCAAAAAGCTTGCTCGCCATGGGCTCCATATTCATTAAATACCTCTTTTAGCCTCTCAAAAATAGGGTGACCATATGGCACCCAGAAGTTGGATAGATGGTGAATATGTGTCTGAAGATTGTTACGCTGTTGAATGGAAACGGCATTCGCTGTTTTTATTGTATTCGCCATTGAGTCAACATAAGATTTAAGCTGTGCGAGACACTTATGTATTTGCTTTATTGTTAAACTCTTATTCTGATAAATCTCAGCATTGAGAGCTCCAAAATGTTCAATTTGCTCATCGACATATGCTTGCAGTTGTTCGGTGGAATCAAAAGAAATAGAGGTATCTAGCAAACCTTTCAATTCATAGTTTTCATCAAAGTCCAT